AGGTCCCGAGCACTTCTTAGATAGAGCTGTACCCTCTCTAAGTTTTGATTCTTTGCCTGCTAATTCTACTTTTAACGCATTAAGAAAATTATCATCTATAGAAACGGGTGCTGGATTATCTAGTACTATACCATTAATAATTTGTTTGTATGTATTATTTTGTACAATCTTTTTATTAGTAGTCTCTATATTTAATAATTCATGCTTTAATAGGGTTAACTGAGAGGCTTGCTCTGTTGGTTGAGCTAGTTCTTCTTCTAGTTCTTTAAGGGAGAGGTCTTCTCTTTCATATTTAGTTAACCAACTACGTACAGTTGAAAGTTTAGCTTGAGCAGCGTCTACTTTCTTGTTCATATCTGAAGTAAGTTCCTTGAAACACTCAGAAGCTTTAGTGTACATAGAAAGATTTAATAACTCTATTAAAAATTTCTTTCTTGCTGTATCTGTTGCTGTAAGAAACTCTAAACTAGAAACACTGCTCTGATATACGATTTGACTAAACGTTTTATGGTCAAAACCAATTATTCCCTCAATAGACTTATAGGTATTTGTAGCTGTATGGCTGCTAATATCTATGCCATCTTTGAATAACTTTATAGTTGTAGATGTAGTTGTTCTTGATGTTTTTACTGTATAGTCTGCACCATCTTTGTTAAAATCTAACTCTATTGAGTAGTTTTTATCAGATGTGTACCTATTAAGTATATCTGCTTTCTTTATTTTTTTGGAGTTTTGGTTGTATAAGACTTCTTCAAGGATTAAAGCTATTGAACTTTTACCATGTCCATTCTTACCAACAATTTGTGTCAATGGGGCAGTATCTAACTTTATTATGTTATTAGGCCCATATGAGAAAGCATTACTCCATCTAATTTCTTTAAATATAATCATTCTGTAGTAATCTTATCTAAGTTATTGTTTAAGATTTGTACTATATCTTGAACTGTATTATCTGGAAGTTGCAAAATATATAGTAAATACTCTGTTAATTCTGCAGCTAAGGTCATAGTAGGATCAAGTATAAGTGCTGTATCCGTCTGTCTACGAACTACTTTTTTGTCTATAAGCGTATTGTCCTCCATAGCGCCTAGCTCGCTCATGTCACCTTCAACTTCATAAATGGTATGGTCATAGTCAGTACCTGGCATATCATCACCGGCTCTAATAGTTTTGCGTATTAATTGAGGAAGTTCTAACTTTACCCACTCGTGCTCGAGTGTTTTAGTATCAAAAACAATAACCCCAGTATCAACCAAGTTACGGTGGAAGCTGGTAGTGCAAGGACTACCAGGATATAGGATATTTCTCTGAGAGTTTTCATAACTATGTAAATCTCCGGCCAATACTACATCCCAACGATTAAATAAGTCTAGGTCAAGTTCGGGTTTTACATGCGGAGGTATTTCCCCACGTACGTGAGTAAAAAGAATATTACCAATAAAATCATTAGGATTAAAATCTTTTAATTTATTATATGGGATAAAGTCCATATTTTCTAGGTAGTAGTAATCATCTATAACTGTAACTTTTGGGTTAAGTCTCTGAGTACTACGTTTAAGACTAGTAAAGAAAGTCGTATCTTTCTTTAAAGCTTCGTGATTACCTGCATATATAATACAAGGTATTGAGATAGATGCTATAAGGTCAAAATAAACCTCTAGTTCATCCATTGTAGGCATACGATCAAATACATCGCCGCCTAATACTAAAAGATCACAGTTTTGTTGCAAAACCGAAAGCTGTTTTATAAATTTTTCGTATCTATTTTTAGCCCACTCAGTTGGAACGTTTTTTTGACCTAATTTAATATGAATATCTGCTGTAAATAAAACTTTCATAATTTATAGTGAAAAAAGCCCCTAAGTTAATAATAACTAGGGGCTTATTTATTAAAAGGGTGCTAAATCGCTAACTGCTTCTGGGTCTGTAGTAGGGTCGGCTGCTTCGGCAGGGCCATTTATAATACGTTCCAGTGTAGCTTTTACTTCTTCTGGAGTTTGACGAGGATATTTCACATCGATACTCTCAGAAGCTGCCACAGCTTCTTTTTCGCTTTCAGTAAGTGCCCGCTTTTTGCAACGTAATACAGATAGTGTATACTCAACATTAAAAGGTAGTGGACCAGTTTTAATACGCTTGAATACTACATCCCATCCTGTATCAGGATCAGTAGGGTCGCCTAAATCATCTGCTGCTGAAACAATTTGTTCAAATAGTTTCTTTTTCAGGTTTAGTATTTTGACTTTACCATCTTTTAAGTCAATGCAATTTACACTATAAGACCAAGAGCATTTTTTATCTGAAATGTAATCAGGGACGTGATCATATTCTTTATTATTGAATTTTTCAGCCTCTCGGTCAAATGCTAAGCACTCAACAGGAATATCTTTTCCGTTAGTGCCTTTGAGCCAGTAAATATAGCGCGGTAAAACTCCGCCAACTAGTCGAAGGGTATTCTCTCCGTCTTTGTATTCAAAAGCGTCAAAAGATTTTTTAACTGCTTTACCTTTAGTTTGTGAAAAAGCTAATGCCATTTTTTAATTATCCTCGTATTTAAAAAGTATCTCTGTATTTGTTATTGTTAATAACGGGTTATATTTAATTGAATTGTAGTCTATATCAGGGTAGTATGATTTTTGTAATGCCCGATAATTATACTGTTTATATAAATTGTAGTCACGCCTAGCAGCTAGTTTAATATATTGAATTTTAAATAATATATCTGTTGATTTGTCTGCAAATAGCGCTTCTGGATTTAAAATAAAACAGTTACCAGCTAGTGACACTTTACTAGGTTTATATTTAGAATATTTATAAGGTAATCTTTTAGAGTAATGATACTCTAACATTGCCATAAAATTACTACTATCACCATTTGATTGTTGTTCAAGAGTTTTTAAGTTAAAGAACAAAGCCATAATTATCGCTGGAATAGATATTATAGCATTGTTGGAATATATTTGCAAGTGTATTTTTCATAAGCCTAGTATCTCCCAGCCCTTTCTCATATAAAATGCTATGCGATCTTTGTTTTGTTTTCTGTCGCTTACACCACTAAACATCATATCTACCACTAACGGAGATAGTTTATTTTCATGTTGTCTCATTATTCGTCCAATAATTTGCTCTAGGAGCCCATCATTAGCTATTGGTACAGCTAATATTACGCAGCTTAGTATGTTAACTGAGATACCTTCTGAGAAAATTTGACGGCTTCCAGCAATGCAACTTTTTTCACCTGATTCAATTTGTTCTTTGAGTAGGACTCTTTCTTCAAAGGTTGTCCCACCAACAATGCACACACACGTTTCACCAATTAATTCTCCTACTTGTTTAAGAAATTCTACCCTATCCGCAATAACAAGAACTTTATGACCTTTATCAATTTGTATTTTAGCAGCAGCGGCTATAAAGTGTTGATAGTCGGAATCATACAGTAAGTTATTTATCTTTTTAACCCAAGGTTCACCAGGTGAAAGTGCTATACCTGTTTTAATAATTTGTACTGTAGGAGTAAGGGTATTCTCTTGTGGTGGTTGATATAGTTTACTGCCAAAAAAGTCTTTAAAGAGTATTTGTTTACCGTCTTTGCGTTGCATAGTACCACTAAGACCAATCTTATATCTAGCATACATGCTATCAATAAAAGTAGTAAAAGTACTAGCAGGACAGTGGTGTGCTTCATCAACTATTACAGTACCAAACTCTTTTGCAATTTGTGGTGTTAGTTTAACTAAAGTTTGTATATTGCCTACAACTATTGAGTGATCTATATCAAAACTACCTGAGCCAATTATTCCAACAGGCATTTCATATAACTTCTCTACTTCTTCAATCCACTGGTCTCTAAGCATAGTGTTATGACATACTATTAATGTTTTTTGACCTAATTTTCTAGCAATATGTAAGGCAGTAAAAGTTTTACCCCAACCTACCATGGCATTAATAAAACAAGTATCATCTACATCATTATATACGTCAAGTTGTGTGCCTCTTAGTGCAAATTTAGGGTCTGGAAAAGGTAATTCATTAATTATTCTTTTGTCTAAGATTTCATAATCTTCAGGTATTAAATCTATTCTGCCTACTGGTATAGACATAATACCTTTTGGTAGTACTTTATAATTTTTAACTATGTCAAACTGAATAAAATGTGTTTTAGCACCAGGAATATTTCTACGTATTTTATAAGTAAGAGTTTTAATTAATTTTTGTGCTAATTCAGGCGTAGTTTCCAAATAAATTTTATTTGATATTACTGCTTTTGGCATTAAATCTTTCTCCAAGTTTCTTCGTATGCCTTATCATAAAAGCCGTAAAGTATTAAAGATTTGCCATAATGTAAAATTCCTGCGTATCTATTCATGCTTTCGGGAGTATATAGAGCTTTAAATCTAGTATTTAGATCTTCTACTTCTACGATAACTCCGCCTCCTTTTATAGGTATTAAATCTTTTATTTTATGAAATTTAAGTTTAGCTTTTGTACTTTTCTCATACTTAAATACTTTACCATTAGAATCTATAAACCAAGTATGTGGTGTA